GTTGATAAAATACCCGCACCACCTGTATTGTATTTAGGTCTGAACCTATTTGAATCTAAATTAACCGTTAATTGTTCTCTTTGACCTGAACCAGTGTAGTCCAAAAATGTTTGTGAAGGTGATGTTGGTCTTGAAGCAAACAATCCAAACAATCCACCACGTTTTCCATTACCAGCAGCCGCTGTTGCAGATTGTGATGAATTCCAATCTCTATACTGATAATAACTTCCCGGTATTGGTGAAAATGGTAATGTGAAACCCGCAATTCTTTGTACAATATCTTGTCCTTGTGATAGAATATTTCCACCACCAGTTGTGATTTTGTAATCCCTTGTAATTAATGGACGTTTTCCCGCAATAATTAACGCAAGTTGTACAGGGTCCTGAAGTCCATTAAGAATATTTAATCTTCCTGTAGTTTGTGCCGCAACATTTTGGTCAACACGTTTTTGGAATGAGTATTTAGCTCTTTCTGCCCCAATTTGAGCAAGTGTTGAGTCCAATGAAACAGGTCCATTATCCCCCACTGGGTCAGGTTGTAGTAAAACCGCATATGGTGAATAAGATGAAGGTCTGAAACTTGGTGGGTCCCAATACGATGCGTTCTTTTGAACTTTAATAATATCACCTATATCATAGTATCTGAAAGTTTTATCGTTAGGACTATAGGCATTTTTTACATACATCTTCTTTTGGAAAGATGTTGAATAATCTTGTAAGGCTGAAGTATAAGGGGGATAAGGACCATAAGGACCTTTGTTTGAAGTGGGGGATGATGTGTTAATTAATCCATTGATATTTTTGTCAAATCCACCATTAGGACCATATACGTTTGTAACATACAATTTGTCAGCATATGGGTCAGAATCAATTAATGCGTCAGGAGAATCAATTACAGAATAATCATTTTGTACCAAATCACCAGGTGCTGGTGTATACGAACTTGAGAATGCTCCAGGTTTTGTGTAGGGTTTTAAGTTCCTAACAAGTAACTTGTTTCTCAATAGAAGTGTCGCACTAAAACTTAACGGACTTGGCATATATTCTGATTTCTTCTATAAATAGAAGATAATTTATTTTTTTAAGAACCAGGTACTTTATTTGGTACATTTGCGTATGGTCCTCTTGGTTGCATGTCTTGGAACATTTTCTGTATTGCCTTTTGGAATTCAGAATTATTAATAAGTTGTTGTATTTGGTCAGGTGTCAATTTTTGTGATGAACCATCAGAATTTTTCAATGTGATGTCAATACCACCTTTAACCTCCAAAGGATTAAATTCTACATTTGTAGTATTGTTAACGGTTTTACTTTTGGAAACTTCACTTCTTTTCAAATCTGAACCAGTAATATCACCCACAGCTTTTGATGTTGCTTTGGCAATTTGTGCGTAAGCCGCCTCAGCACCTTCAGCTATTTTGTTTCCCGCTGAAATATAGGGTTTTGCAATTTTACCATAATCAAAAGTATCCAATGTTTCACCCATTTTTTTGAAACCATTAGCAACGTTACCCGCTCCGTTTTCAACCACTTCTTGTAATTTTTTCAATCCACCTTCACCTTGAATAATACTAACTAAACTTTGTCCAGTTTCTTCGTAAAATTTATCGGCACTTCTGATACCACCTCTAACATCACCTCCAGCAGCTTTTGCGGCAGCACCTGCAGATGAAATTGAAGCTCTAATAACCTCTCTTAAATCTTGTGGCGCTCTTGCTCCTGCGGCAGTCACCGCTAACCCTGCTTTAATTTCTTTTAACGTAGCACTCATTAATTGAGTTTCAGTTAATTGGTCTTTGGCTAATTCTTCAACTGTTCTTGGAGCTTGTGCTTGTTTCAGTTCTTCCAAATCTTTGGTATTCAATTGAGAAACTAATTTTTGTTCACCTGATACTTTAACAGTAAATCCACCTTTTTCTTTACTATATGTCGCAACGTTGGCAATAAATTGTTTTGATTCTTCATCAATACCCGCCATTTTGAAGTCTTTTGTCAACATCTGCATTTTTTGTCCAGCTTGTGACATTTTTACTAAATCTTCATAACCTATACCAGTTGCAGTAGAAATTTCTCTCAAGTCTCTTTTAGCATTTGGGAAAATTTTGAACTCTTTACTTTTTTCATCAAAGTAGGTGAACTTTTCAGTCATTTTAACAACTTGTTTTTGTAGTTCTTCAGTGTCTTCTGATGCTAAATACATTAATCTAAATGGGTCTGCTAAATCACCAGCAGCAACTCCCATTCTTTGGAAAGCGGATACCATTTCAGTTGCTCCTTCAGGATTGAAAACCCTTTCAGCGAATCCAAAAATATCCGACATATTGATACGTAAACCAGCCGCTTGTGCTGACATTCTTGCCAAACCATCGACACCATTTTGGAATCCGTATTTATTAATACTTCCTAAATTATCTTGTACATTTTTGAAAACAGCACTTGTATTAACACCAATACTTCGGGCAATACTAACCGTGGATTGTAATTTATCTTTAATATTGTTTGTTTGTATACCAACATTTTCAAATGCTGTAACCATACTACCAATACCTTCACTAGAAACACCTACAGCTTTAGCACCTGCATATAATCCACTTACGGTTTCACCTAATGTAATTGTATTTGTTTGTAAACTTTCTGCAATACCAAGTTGAATTTTTTGAACGTCGGCAAAACTACCACCTAATCCAACTATGGTTGGGTATGCAACAGCCGCTTCTTGTCTTAATCCTTGAATTGACCTTTGGGTTTGTCCCAAAGTGCCTGCCATTTTAGCATTTAATTCCGAAAAAGTTTCTTCCAAAGAAATTGTTTCATCTCTCAATCCCTTATAAACGTTACTAATACCATCTTTTAACGTTTTCATAGCCTTTTCAAGGTCTACAAAATTGTTAGTTGGGTTTTGAGGATTATTTCCCGGTGTTGGATTTTGTTGCATAAAAAATTATTACTATAAATAGTATTTTCTTATTTTTTTGATAAGTTGTCAATTAACTTGTCCACCAAATACCTACGAGCGTAAGTTGGCATTGAATGATAATCAGTCCAAGTAATACCTAGTTGTTTACTAAGTAAGAAAAATTCATCAAGTTGGTATTGTCTATAATCAGAAGAAAACGCGAAAAAATTCAACCCCGAAGGTGATGTTAACTTCCACCTTTTCTCCTGACGGGGTAAATACATTTTTTCTTAAATCCAATTGTGGTTCGTTTTCATTCAAAAAATTTCTAATGAATTTTGAATCCATAATTGGTAATCCTTCTACAAATCTATTGATAGTTCCTTGGTCACTATCACCTTGAACAGAAACTATTTGTTTTTGAAGTGTCCAAGATACTTTGGGTGCCACTCTTCCCACTGGGTAAGACTCCGCCATTTTTTCAATTTCTTTTACTTCTTTCCAAGTTAATGGTTTAATAGAAACATTAACATTAGATTTTGGTAAAGTCACATCAAATGTTCCGTTTTCATTTGGTAACACTTCAGTTTTTTTGAAGTCAATTTCATCCAACATAACTTCAGTACTAAACCTTTTGTTTGTCTGTGGGTCCAAAACATTTAATTTGTATTCAGGTCCAAATGAAGTATTTCTTAAAAAGATTAGAATTGCCTCAATATCTCCATTTAACATTTCATCAGGTCTCAAATCTGGTTCGTAAACCTTATTCCTAAGTAACGTCATGATAATATCATCAGACGTTGACGACATTATAATGTTTTCATCCGCAGCAGTTAAAAAACCAACTTTTACCGATTTCTTTTTTGATTTATAAAATTTACCTTGTGATGGTAATTGAACCACGTCATGTGGTAAGTTAAAATTTTCTTGTCCGTATTTGATTAAATTTTCTTCCATAAAAAAAACACAGGGATAGTCCCTGTGTTAAATATATTCGATTAAAATTTTTAATCAATAAAAAGTAAATACTAAATTAATAAACTAAAATACAACGGTCCATTTGTAACGTTACATCCAATCCTGCCAACTTATCATCACTATAAGCAACGTTATCCCAAGCAGCTTTGGTAATCATACAACCATCCAAAATCCATTTTTCAACAACAACACCTGTTGGGTCTAACATTTCAAGGTCAACATTTTTCTTATAACCCGCAGCATAACCCATACGACCTGTAACTGATTCTGCGTGTAAACGTACCCATTCCATAAGAGCCTGTGTTGCTGAAGGACCAATTGGGTCACGGAATTTAACTGAAATAGGGTTCCATTTGAAACGACCTGCTACGAATGTAGAAGTGTTCAAGAACTGAATTTCAGTAGAGTTAATGTCAATTGATGGTCTTCCTGAAGATTCTACGAACCATTCATTAATCCCTAAACTTGTGTCAAATCTCAATATAAATCGGTTCGCTCTTTTTGGTTCATAAGGAACCGGCATTTTCATTAATAAATCAGCCATTTTTTATTTTTATTAGTTGTTGTTTTTAGTTTATTTTTATTATAAATACTACCAAGTGAAAAATTTTTGTCTTTACTTTAATTTTTTGATTTTTATACTCCGGTTAGTATCTAGTTTTAGTTCCTTTTCCAGTATAATAATTCTTCAAAACTGGTTCATCTTCAAAATGTTTCTTCATTGTTTCTACATTTCTTAAATCATCATCTGAAAATCCTACACTAGGAACAAATTTATTTTTAACATCATTTTTTAGGTACAATTTCTGCCCTATTTTTTTGGCTTCATTTTTTACGTAGGAAATAAACTCTTTCATTGCCGCTACTTTTAACTCTTCAGGATTTCCCGCACCTGATGGGTCTAAAAAACTTACGGGATAATACTTGTTCATGTTAAGGTAGTCTTTAATCAATTCCATATCACTTTTATCTTCCATACCAGCGATATCTCTATATTTTCTTAAATTTTTTAACAACAATTCTTTGTTAATACCTTGGTGGTCCGAAATTATTAAATTATAAATTGCATCTTTAATAGTTTCAGGGTTGTGACCACGAGCAGTTATAATTGAAAAAATTGAACCGTTATTGATAGCCTCCACAAAGTCGGACCATGCGGGTCCTGTTTTTGCTTTCATAGCATCAATTTTGAATTGTTTGTCACCACCTTCTCTAAAATTTCTATAAGGTTGGTCAGCGTATCCTACAATTTTATGTCCATTATAATCAAAGTCTTCTTTTCCTATCTGATGTCTATGTTCTGCAAAATCTTCGGTGGACATTGGGACTTCATTATCGTTATCATCTTTTAAGATAATTTTTGTTGGCATGTACATTAAGTTGTCATCCCAATCAAATGCGTAATATTTTAAGTCAGGCGAACCAGCATCATCAAAACCCTCGAGTAATGATGATGACTGGATATTTTTTTTGTTTTTAATCATAAATTATTAGATGTTTTCAAATGATGCTCCTGTTGGTGTAATGAAGAAATCAATTTCGATGAATTCCAACGCTTTTGTTGGTTTCAAATAAATTTTACCTGTCATTTGGTTTGTATCCAATTCTTCAGGTGAGTTACTTACAGTTACACGGAAGTCATATAAACCTCTGTCTCTTCTGATAGCGTCCAAGATAGGATTAACAGAATCCAAGAAATCTTGTCTAACTTT